CCGCATGGATAAACAATTTGGGTCGTGCCCACATGGTATTGACCAAAGCACCCTATGAACAAAAAGTACAGATGTTTCATAGACTTGCACAAGATTATGGAGTAAACTTAAATCAAAGTAACGAACCGCAACAACCAGTTGACGCATATACTCAACAGTTAATGCAACAACTTTATCAAGTTAATCAAGAGGTTAGCACGATAAAAGGGCGGTTTGAGATGGAAGAACAACAACGCTTGAACAATGAAATTGAGCGTGTTAGAAGTAACAAAGAGCGGTTTCCGCACTTTGATATGGTTAGGGAAGAAATGGCTCAACTACTTGAGCTAGGTAAGGCCCAAGACCTTGAAACGGCTTACGCCAAAGCGGTGCGTATGAACGATGAAGCATGGACTATTGAACAGGAAAAACTCCTGAAACAAGCGACCACGCAAGCATCTAAGGCATCACAAGTAGCAAGAGCTAAAGCAACGGCTGTTAGCCCAAAATCCGTTACTCCTAACGGAACACAAGCGAAAGTCGAAGCAAAGGACAGGCGTTCTCTATTGATGGCTCAAATGGCTGAAGCAGAGAGCGGTAGGCTTTAATTAACTTAAAAAAGGAAATATCATGGCATTTGCTAACTCAGCAATCACCGATATTATCGCTACCACCATTCAAAGTCGTAGCGGTGAATTGGCTGATAACTTAACGCAGAACAATGCGATTCTGCAAAGACTTAACTCAAAGGGTAATGTACGCCCATTCTCAGGCGGTAATGTGATTTTGGAAGAAATCATGTACAACGACCCCAACACCAACAACGCTAATTCGTATAGCGGTTACGAAGTATTGAACATTGCTCCTGATAGCCCAATCTCGGCTGCTCAGTTCAAGATTGCTCAATACGCTGCTGCTGTAACAATGAGCGGTTTAGAGATGCTCCAAAACTCAAGCAAAGAAGCAATCATTGATTTGTTAGATGGTCGTATGCAAGTTTCTGAAGCTCGTCTTTTGAACCGCATTTCAGGCGATTTGTATGGCGATGGACTTGGTAATGGCGGAAAAAATATTGACGGCTTGGCTGCCGCAGTAGCAGTTTCCCCATCCACAGGTACTTATGGCGGTATCAATCGTGCCAACTGGACTTTCTGGCGTAACCAAGCAACTACTGGTCTAACCTCTACTAACACCCTTGCTAAGATGACTGAAGCAGCCATCAAGCAGGTTCGTGGTACAGACAAGGCTGACTTGTACATTGCTGGTAACACCACATATCAGTATTTTGTTGGTGCATTGCAAGCAATTCAGCGTATTACTACCGAAGAATCAGGTGCAGCAGGTTTCGCATCCCTCAAGTTCTACGGCGGTGGTACATCTGCTGATGTAGTACTCGGTGGTGGTATTGGTCAACAAGAGAATGACAACTATATGTATCTCTTGAACACCAACTACATTTTCTTCCGCCCACACAAAGAGCGTAATTTCGTACCTATCGGTGGTGAGCGTCAAGCCATCAACCAAGATGCGATTGTTAAACTCTATGGTTGGGCAGGTAACTTAACCACCAGCAACGCTCAGTTGCAGGGTATTTTGACCACCTAATTAAGTAAAGGAAAGAATCATGGCTTACTCAACACTTCCTATTGCAGGAGTTGATTTAAATAGCGTTACACCTGACAGTTTTCAATATACAAACGGCACTACTGCCATTGACATCCCAGCGTTTGGCCCATTAGGGACTCAGACTTTTGGTAATGATGGCAAGCGTTATGTATTTGCTAAAGCTGGTGCAGCTATCGGTGCATCTACCGCAACTTGCTCTATCAACGCTTCTACATTTATTGCTTCCGCATCTGGTGGCACTTATGTATCAAGCGAGTCGATGGCAAGCGGTGATTTTGGTTGGTTTGCTGCTACTAGCGTCTAATCAAAAATTGTAGTAAAAACAAGGGGCTATCTCGTAATGGGGTAGTCCCTTTTTCTTTTTTTAACCGCAGTATCCTAACCACTTGGGAGTTTTAAATGATTGAAAGCGATAGCAGAGATGCAGATTCTCGTTTAGCAGTTAAGTTCTACAAACGGGCAATGAAACTAGAGCATGAATCCAACGAAGCTGGCAGACCCATATTCAAAGATTACGACTTTGTACGCATTATGGTTGCTGGTGACACCCTAACCGAAATTGACACCTATGCACAGGAAAGCCATAAACATCGTTTCCCTAAGCAATGGCTTCAATATCAGGCTACCCAAGACTCTAGTAGCGAAATGATAGGAACACCTGTAGAGGAGTGGACTTTAATTAGCCAATCCCAAGCCCAAGAGCTACGGGGCATTAAGTTTATGACTGTCGAATCGATTGCTAACGCATCGGATTTACAACTGCAACGCATCGGTATGATTGCTGGTATGTCACCCCACGCCTTTAGGGATAAGGCTAGGACTTTCCTAAACCTTGCCGAAGAAACCGCAGAAGCCACAAAACGCACAGAAGAAATTAATCAGTTAAAGCAAGAACTTGCCAAAAAAGACGAGGAAACTGCTAAAATTAAGGCTGAAACTGATGCGAAGCTCGCCTTAATGCAAGAACAAATGGCGACTATACTTGCGGCAGTTGGTGAAAAGAAACCCCGCAAAAAGAAAGCGGAATCCGTAGAGGAAGCCTAAACTATGTCATCAACGATGCTCCAACTTGTGCAACAGACCACTAGCGAGTTAAACCTTGCTATTCCTACCTATGTTGCGGGTAATACTAATCAGGATGTTCAACAGGTTTTAGCCCTTATGAATCGTCAAGGCTATGACTTGGTTAAGGAATATGATTGGCAAGCCTTACAGTTGGAGTATCGGTTTTACACCGATGCAGTCACCTTTGTAGGGGCTACAGTTAGCGACCAAAGCTATAACATTATTGTTACTGGTGACGCTACCGCCCTTAATAGCAATTATTCCATTACAGGCACAGGAATTAACCAAGACACCTATGTGTCGTCTGTAACCTATAACGGCACGACCTCGACTATTGTGATGAGCCAGTTGGCTAGTGGTACATACGCAGGCGTGACTTTTACCTTTTCACAGACCAAATATCCGTTACCCCCTGACTTTGAAACCATTACGGACAATACTCATTGGGATAAGACGAAACATTGGCAGATGCTTGGCCCTGAAGATGCCCAACAATGGCAATGGCTAAAGTCGGGTTACATCTCAACAGGCCCACGCATTAGGTGGCGTATTTTAGGCAATAAGTTCCAAATTTGGCCACCATATAACACACAAGAGTATTTAGGTTTTGAATACCGCTCAAAGGGTTGGGCTAGAAGTGCTACCGACCAAGTTAAGAACAGCTTTACGGCTGATACCGACACGACCATATTTGACGATACAGTTATGGTTTTAGGTACAAAACTTAAGTATTTCCAAATCAAAGGATTTGATACTACTGCATTGCAACAAGACTATTTCCGCTATCTAAATGTCGCTAAAGCCAACGATAAAGGCTCTGCCAATCTGTCGTTTGCACCCTACCCAACGAAGGTGCTTATCGGTTACGCAAACATCCCAGACACTGGCTATGGGACTTAATGATGTTTCCATCGAGTGCCATTTTTAATTCGACTTATAAGGCTTTGTTTTACGCCATATTCTTCCGCAATAATGCGTTGAATTCTATTGTCCTTACGAATGGCATCAACTTGAAATTGTTTCAATTTAGCCCAATTACAGCGTTCTCCACTATTACTGGTGTTATGTCCAAACTTATCAAGAATGTTATTTTTGTGAGTATCCCAACGCAAATTTTCAACATGGTTGTTGAAAGAATTTCCATCGTTATGGCAACCTTCCATTCCTTCAGGGCAAACACTAACAAATGCTTCAAGAACAAGTTTATGTGGTTTTCGAATATATGGCTTGTTTTCTTTCCAAAGGTTTACAAAAGGTCGATTAAGTTTTTTATCAACGCTAATTTTTTTAAGTTTTTTCTTTTTAAAGGAACGAACATTTCCATGATTAGAAACTTCATACAAACCTTTAAATCCAACAACATCACGCCATTCTTCCATAAGAATCTCCGTTATCACAATATGGGGATATTATAACATGGCTGTAGCTCAACAAAGACGGGCAGTTACAGCTTCCTTACCAGCCCCTATTGGTGGTTGGAACGCAAGGGATTCTTTGGCAGAAATGAACCCACTCGATGCGGTTCAAATGGTCAACTTCTTCCCTACGCCTACGGATGTAACCCTTAGAAAAGGCTATTCAAAGTATTCAACAGGCATTACTGGGGTTGTTTTATCCCTAATGAATTACTCTAGCCCAACGACTACTAAGTTGTTTGCTTCTACGGCTACCATTATTTATGATGCAAGCACCTCAACGGCTACCTCAAGCCTGACAGGTAACACCGATGGCAAGTGGATTCACGCCATGATTACGACTGCTGGTGGCTCGTTTATGCCTGCTGTCAACGGGGTTGACCCAATGGTTGTTTATGATGGTACAAGGTGGTCAAGAAGTGCTACAACAGCTACAGCACAGACTATTTCTACGATTACTAGGGGTGGCACAGGCAATTTAACCGCTACCCTAACAACTGCAAGTGCCCATAACCTCGTTACAGGTAACACCATAACAGTCGCAGGGGCGATACCTGCTGAATTTAACGGAACTTACCGCATTACTGTAACGGGTGGCTCGACCCTCACCTATACGATGGCGACTGCCCCAAGCGGTAATGCAACCATAGTAGGCACTTACACCATTAATTACTACATAACTGGTAAAAACTCTAATACATTTGCCTATGTAAACTTGTTTAAAGAGCGTTTGTACTTTGTAGAGAAGAACAGCCTGTCTTTTTGGTACTTGCCTGTTGACTCCATTAACGGGGCAGTAACCGAATTTCCTCTTGGTGGCATCTTTAAAAAAGGTGGCTATTTACAAGCAATGGGAACTTGGACTATTGATGCTGGTTACGGGGTCGATGACCTAGCTGTATTCGTTACCAGTAACGGAGAAGTCGCTGTTTACAAGGGTTCTGACCCATCTAACCCTAATGATTGGGCTTTAGTAGGTATTTGGAACATCGGACAGACTTTTGCTCGTAAATGCGTCTTTAAATATGGTGGCGACATCCTACTTTTGACCGAAGATGGTCTAGTTCCCCTATCGGCAGGCTTGCAATCCACCCGTTTAGACCCACGAGTTAACATTACCGATAAGATTTTCTACGCTATTAGCCAAGCGGCTGACTTTTATGCCCAAAACTACGGCTGGCAAATCAATTACTTTGCTAAACACAATATGTTAATCGTCAATGTCCCCGTAACAGGGGGGTCTGAGCAGTATGTCATGCACAACATTACTAAATCATGGGGAAGATTTACTAATTTAAACGCTAATTGTTGGGAATCTAGCGGTGACGATATGTATTTTGGTGGAACTGGCTTTGTAGGCAAGTTTTACGACACTTTTGCCGATGCAGGGACTAATATTAAGGGCTTTGTACAACAAGCCTACTCTTATTTCGAGTCTAGGGGACAGCAAAAACGCTTTACCTTAGTACGCCCTATCCTACAGACCGATAACGGCTTACCGACTGTTTTATGCGGTTTAAGCACCGATTTTGATACAGTCGAATTGACTAGCCAAATATCCTTTAACCCCGCCATCCTACAAACGGGTGAATGGGACTTAGATACATGGGATAACGCCAACTGGGGCGGTGGTTTAGTGGTCACTAAAGTATGGCAAGGCGTGACAGGATTAGGCTATGCAGGCTCAGTTAGTATGAATGTGGCATCGCAAGGCATTGAGTTTCATTGGGCATCAACCGACTTTGTAATGGAGCGTGGCGGGGTACTGTGAGGACTGTTACTACTGAAAATCAGCGATATTTGGGGGAATGGCTGGTTCGAATACTTAACTTTCCCCTACCTGAAACCACCCAATGTATTGGGCAGGTAAAAGACGGCAATCTGGTAGCGGTGGCAGGATATACCAACTTTATGCCAAAGGCTTGTGAAATACATATTGGTAGTGTTGGTGAGCATTGGGCTAGTAAAGATTTTATATGGGCGGTATTTGATTACCCCTTTAATAAACTTGGAGTTAGCGTTATACTAGGGCAAATTTGTGCTGATAACACAGATGCCCTAAAGTTAAACCGACATTTGGGCTTTAAGGTTGTAGCTGAAATACCTGATGCCCACATGAGTGGTGATTTGGTGATTATGGCTATGAGAAAAGAGGAGTGTCGGTTTCTTAACATCCGATGCTCTTTAAACAAGGGAGAATAGTATGGGTGGTGGTGGATTTTTAGGATTAGGGCCTGCTCCAAGTGCACCTGCCGCACCTGATTACAGGGCTGCTGCACAAGAAACTGCGGCTGGTAATTTAGAAGCCGCTAGACAAGCAACTGCGGCTAACCGAGTCAATCAAGTTACGCCTTATGGCAATCTTAGTTACGCTATTACTGGCTCTGACCCCTACGGCAATCCTACATGGACTGCTACACAAACCTTAAGCCCCGCCCAACAACAACTTTTAGATTATCAAAACCAAACAAGTCTTGGATTAGGCAAACTTGCTGGTCAAGGACTAGGCTATGTTGAGAATATGCTCAACACCCCGTTTGATACAAGCAAATTGCCATCGACAGGCTTTAATCCTAGTCAGTCGTACCAAGAAGCCTATATGCAACGGCTTGCCCCCCAATTACAAATGGGGCGTGAGCAATTAGCACAAGACTTAGCCAACAAAGGCATTGATATTGGCTCTAAGGCTTATGAGAACGCTATGCGTATGCAAGCCCAAAGAGAAAACGACCTATTGTTAGGTGCTACAACTCAAGGTTTTGGCGTTGGTCAACAAGCCCGTCAGACTGCTTTGCAAGAGCAAGCCTACCTCAGAAACGAGCCATTAAACACTTTATCTGCGGTGCGTACAGGGGCACAGGTGCAAGGCCCACAATTTGTTAATTCTGCCCAACAAGCTACTACCGCAGGCCCTGACATACTAGGTGCTGCACAGATGGGATACAACGCCCAAATGGGTGACTTTAACGCCAAACAAGCCGCCCAAGCTAACCTTAATCAAGGTTTATTTAGTTTAGGCGGTGCTGCAATGATGGGATTTTCTGATATTAGATTAAAAGAAAACATTAAAGCAATCGGTGTAATGGATAACGGCTTGACCTTGTATAGCTTTGAATACAAAGATGAAATTAAGTCACACCCATTAGCAGGTGATGGTGTCCATGTTGGAGTCATGGCACAAGAAGTAGAGCAAGTATTCCCTTATGCAGTTAGAACCCTCGATGACGGCTATAAAGTCGTAGATTACGGACTATTACCATGAATATGTACAACCCATACATTCAACAAATGCCACAAACCCAAGACTTAGGTGGGTTAAGCCCGTACTATCAAAACATAGCAAATCAACAAGCTATGCAAAACGCTGCCATGCAACAGGCTCAAGGGCTAACGCAAGATGCAGGGCGTACAGTACAAGGCGGTATGAATCCGATGGCTATGGCTATGATGTTACGCAAAAAACCAAATCAACAAGACATTAATGCTAGTGATGTGCAAATGGGCGGTATGGGAACTTATAACCCATATACCCAATACAATGTGTCTAACACTTATGGTACTAACCCATATTCGCAACAAAGCAGAATGTTAGCGTCACAGGAGTTTTAATATGGCTCAACAAATGCCCATGATTAATGTAGGCGGTAACTTACCACCCGAAATCCTACAGCAACAACAAGCCCTAAATCGCCAACAGCAGATGGCTCAAATGCTGATGCAACAGGGTCAGGCTATGCCGTCAGGACAGATGGTAAGTGGTCGTTATGTTGCACCTAGCTTTTTTCAATACGCAGCCCCTTTATTGCAAACTTATGCAGGTACACGCCTAGCAGAAAAAGGCGACAAAGCTGCCCTAGATTTGGCTACAAAATTGCGTGAAACACAAAGTAAAGAAATTGAGCAGTTTGGTGAGTTAATGAAAACTGACCCTGCTGCTGCGTATCGTCTTGCTGCACAATCTTATGTGCCTGAATTAAGAGCTACTGGCGTTAAGAAAATGATGCCTGAAGATATAACGCTTGGCGAAGGTCAAAAACGATTTATGGTAATGCCTGACGGCTCAACTCGTGTTGTGGCACAAGGCGAAGAAAAATATCGTGCCCCTATTAGTGTAGATACAGGCTCAAGAGTTGAATTGCGTGACCCTCGTGACCCAACCAAAGTATTACAAGTAATACCTAAATCTATTAATCCTGCTGATGCAATTAGGATGCAATTTGAAGGTATGAATGTTGGCGGTATGCCAAACATGGGTGGACAGCCTAATGTTTCTGCACAAGGTGGCACAACACCACAAGTTAAAGGCGTAGATGAAAAGTTTGTGCCTGTTGTAATGCCACAATATCAATACAATCCACAACTTAGCCCTAAACAAAACCAAGAACTATCGCTTAAATTTAATGAAAAGAATTTAAATAACATAAACAATGCTAAAGATTCGTTTGATTATTTAAAGCAAGCTGCTCAAATATTGGCAACTAATAAACCAAGTTCAGGTCGTTTAGAAAACATTGTAACTGGCACTAGAGAGTTTTTTGGTGGCGGTGGAGAAGCGTCTAAAACAGACGCACAACTTAATGTTTTGGCTGGTGGTTTAACGATGAAACAACCACGATTTGAAGGCCCACAAGGCGTTCTTGATGTTCAGTTATATCAAAAACTTGCTGGTGATGTAGGCAATCCAAATGTACCTATTGCTTCTCGTTTGGGTGCAATCGAACAAATGATTGGTTTGCAAAAGAAATATTATCCAAACGCTGATTGGGAAAGTATTGATATTTCAGGCCCTGTTGTTAAAAAGAATGTACTTGGTGGCACAAGAGGTTTAGGTGCTAAAACTATGTCGCCTACTGAATTTAAACAAAATTTAGCACCACAAGACAAAGAAGCATTTGAATGGGCGACCAAGAATCCTAATGACCCACGCTCTGCACAAATTAAAAAGCGTTTAGGAGTTGAGTAATGGCTTTTGACCCTAATAAATATCTAGCTTCAAAACCAACAACAGCCCCATTAAATGTGGCTCAAGGTTTTGACCCTGATGCTTATTTAGCAGTAAGTCAAGGCAACATTATTAGTGGTGATGTACCTACTGTCGTGGGTCAAGTGCCAAATCCACCTGTAATTGAGCCAAAACGCACAATGATGGACTATGTAAAATCATTGTACGAAGTGCCTGCAACCATAGCTACTGGGGCTGTTGCACCATTTTTAGGCGTTGGTAAAGGTATTGTTCAAAACATTCAACAAGGCACAAATCAGCGTGTAGATAGACCTGAATTAGCTCAACAGTTTCAATATCAGCCTACAAGCCCCGTAAGCCAAGATGTATTGCAAAGCATTGGTGGTGCGTTTGAAGCGTCTAAACTGCCACCAGTATTGCCTACAGGCATGATTCCTAGTTATGCCCGTATGGTTCAAGCAACACCCCCACAAGCTCGCCAAATAGGTCAAACTGTACAAGAAACAGCCCCTAAAATTGCCCAAGCATTACGCAAAGAGCCACAACCAACTATGTCAGGCGTGGGTGCTGCACAAACCCCTGAAGCCCTAGTTAGAACACAAATGGCAGAACAGTTGCGTGTACCTGTTAAATTAACAAAAGGTCAAGCAACTAAAGAATTGGGTCAGCAACAGTTTGAAATTGAAACTGCTAAGACATACCCACAAGATGTAGGCAAACCTATTATTGAAAGAAAATTAGACCAAAATCAAAGAATATTGTCTAACTTTGACGCATTTATTGAACCTTTGGGTGCAAAAACAGCCGCACCAATGAACTTATATGAAGTTGGTAAGGTAGTTGACTCTGCTTTGGTTAAAAGAGTTACTGATGCCAAAAAACAAATTAGAGATGCTTACAAATTAGCAGATGAAGCTGGTGAAACCCAAGCATTAATTGATGTTAAACCTTTGCAAACCTATTTAAATGGTTTGGAAGCCGAAGCTATCAACGCACCAATTATTACAAGTGCAAAAATGAAGCTCGATAAACTTGCACCTAATGGTGAAATTAGCATTAATCAATTAGAAGAAGTACGAAAAATGGTAGGCAAGCTATCAGGTAGCACACCTACTAATATGCAATTTGGTAAAGAAATCAATAATTTAATTGATGCTTCTACTGAAGGCAAAGGTGGTAATTTATACCAAGATGCTAGAAAACTAAGAGCAAATTACGCTAGAGAGTTTGAAAATGTAGGCGTAGTTGACAAGTTATTAAGCAAAAAAGCGGGCACTACAGACAGAGCAGTAGCCCTAGAAGATGTATTTAATCATGCCATTCTTAAAGGTTCAGTAGATGATGTTCGTGCTATAAGCAGAACGCTTAAACGGGCTGGCCCTGAAGGACAACAAGCCTATCGTGAATTATTGGCTCAGACCCTTGAACACATGAGAGAAGGTATTACTAAAAACATCCAAAGAGATGCCAATAATAATCCTATTGTTTCTGCTAAACAATTTGACACAATCGTTAAAAACCTTGATGCGTCAGGTAAATTAGACTATTTGTTTACTAAAAAAGGTGCTGAAGAAATCCGCAATTTAAGAGATACGGCTATTCTTGTTTACGATGTACCACAAGGCATTAACACAGCAAATACATCAAGTGCATTAACTAAGGTCTTTGACAAAATCCTACAAAAAATACCATTTGCAGGCCCAATGGTTGAAGCTGGTGCAGAAGCCTTAGAAAAACAGAAAATAGGTAAACAGGTTCAAGAATCTATCAACTATTCTCCAAGTAAAATGGCAGAAGAATTGAAAAAAGGAATGAAAAATGAGTAGAAACGGGTCAGGCACATATTCACTACCTGCGGGTAATCCCGTAGTAACAGGCACAACCATCTCAAGTTCATGGGCTAATAACACCATGAATGACTTGGCTGCCGCTCTTACTGATTCGGTTGCCGCAGATGGTCAAACCCCAATGACGGGTAATTTAGACCTAAACACTAACAAAATTGTTAACTTAGTAGCGGGTTCAGTCGCTGGTGATGCAATAGAGTTTGCACAATTTAAGACACCTACCTTTACAGGTAATGTGACAATGACTTCTACGGGGTTTGCATTAATTCCCGCAGGAACTACCGCAGAAAGACCCGTAAGCCCCGCAAATGGTCAGATTCGTTATAACACCACGACTTCTCAGTTTGAAGGCTATCAAGGCGGTGCATGGGGTCAATTAGGTGGTGGTGCTACGGGTGCAGGCGGTGATGAGGTATTTGTTGAAAACTCAAGAGTCGTCACGACAAACTACACAATTCCTGTAGGCAAATCAGCCGAAAGCGTTGGGCCTATCACGATTAATTCGGGAGTGACAGTTACAGTCAGTTCAGGCGAAAGATGGGTGGTATTGTAAGATGAAAACCACTAAAATAATCAAAAGGAGTAAATAATGTCGATTGTCTTACAAGGCTCAACTAGCGGAAGTATCACACTACAAGAACCAGCCGTTGCTGGCTCTACTACATTAACTTTACCTGCAACTACGGGTAATGTAGTGGTGGATACTGCTACACAAACTCTTACTAATAAAACATTAACAAGTCCAACACTAACTACACCAAACATTGATTCTGCTCAATTTGCCACAGTAAGTGGAACTGCTCCTATATATCCGTGTCGTGCATGGGTGAACTTTAACGGCACTAGTACAGTCGCTATTCGTGCGAGTGGTAATGTAACTTCTATTACTGATAATGGTACTGGTGATTACACAGTTAATTTTACGACTGCGATGCCTGATGTAAATTATTCTGTTCAAGCAATGGGTGGGCGATTGCCAAATGGCGGTGGTGGTGGGGAAAAACAGTCTTGGTGTTATGTTGATAATTACACCACAAGTTCTGTTAGAGTTTTAAATACCCAACCAAGCACAACAAACTTTGACCAACCAAGTATGTTTGTAGAAATTATTCGATAGGACAGAGCATGGACAAAAGAATTATTTACCCAACAGACGATGGTGTAGCCATTATTATTCCAGCCGATTGCGGATTAACGATTGAAGAAATTGTCGCTAAAGATGTTCCCGAAGGCAAGCCATACAAGATTGTTGATGTCGCTGACATTCCTACTGACCGCACATTCCGTAACGCATGGGAGTATCAAGAATGATTACGATTAACTTTGAAAAAGCTAAAGCGATTACTAAAGACCGTTTGCGTGCGGAGCGTAAACCTTTACTAGAAGCCCAAGATGTTGCGTTTCAACGAGCATTAGAGTCTGGTGCGGACACCACAGCAATCGTAGCTGAAAAGCAAAGACTTAGAGATATTACTCAACTAGCTGACCAAGCAACAACGCTTGATGAGTTAAAACAACTAGGAGTAGCATAATGGCATCAATTATTACAGCCACCACTACAAGCGGACTTACTCAATCTGCTGATAATAGCGGTGTATTACAGTTAGCATCGGGTAGTGGTAACTTAGTTACTGTTCCATCGGTAACAGGAACAGCGATGGTTAGCGGTAATATGCCAGCGTTTAGTGCTTATGCTAATGCTGACCAATCTGTAACCTCAAACACAAATACTAAAATTACTTTCCAAGTGGAAGATTTTGATACTGCAAATTGTTTTGCTTCTTCTACATTTACTCCTAATGTTGCTGGATATTATCAAATCAATGGTGTTTTGCGTGGAGCATCGACAGTAGCATTAACAGGTTTGTATATTACTCTTTATAAAAACGGCTCTGCATACTCAAGAGGTCAAGATGGCACAGGGGCGCAAGCACAAGCACAGGCTAATGGTTCATGGTTAGTTTATATGAATGGCTCAACGGATTATCTTGATTTATACGGAGCAGTAGTAAGTGCTGGTACAAATTCATTTTCATACAATTCAGCACCAATTACCTCTCGCTTTAGTGGTGTGTTAGTAAGGACGGCTTAATATGACACTTTATGACAAACTAATCAAACTTTACCCAAGTCTTGAAAATAAAGATTTTGCTACTGTCATCACCCTTCAAAACGATTCAGACGGCAAAGGCGATTACATAGCAAAGTGGGAACATCCTACTCTACCCCGCCCAACAGATGAGGAGTTAGCATAATGCCTATTACATTAGACGGCACATTAGCTGACCGATTTAATGAAGCCTTTGAGTATAAGGCTGGCGAATTGTATTGGAAAATCAACCCCAATAAGTCCAAGAAGCATATTGGCAAACTTGCTGGCTACAAGAAAAGCACGACAGAGTATGGGGTTGTAATGCTAGATAAGAAGTCTTATTGCTTGCACAAGGTCATATTCTGCATGAATCATGGCTGGATGCCTGAGGTTGTTGACCATATTAACGGTGATAAGAAAGACCATCGCATTGAGAATCTGCGTGCCGCAACCCATGTAACCAACAATTACAATAAAACGGTGCAAAGCAACAATAAGCTAGGTCTGAAGAATATCTCGTATCACAGCAAGAATAAGAAGTATTGGGTTCAATTAACGCAGAACCGCAAAAAGATTTACAGTCAAATGTTTGACAATTTAGAACTTGCCGAACTTGTAGCAGTCATGGCAAGAGAAAAGTTTCATGGCGAATTTGCTAATCATGGAGATTTAAGATGCCAGTAATCATAGACGGAACAAGTGGGGTCAGCACACCGAACACCTTTGCGTTCAAAAACAGGTTAATCAATGCACAACTATTGATAAATCAGCGTGGAGTATCAGGCACAGTATCTTTATCGGCTGGTGCTTACGGACACGATAGATTTAAGGCTGGTGCTAGTGGATGCACATATACATTTTCAACCACTAATAATGTAACTACATTAACCATTAGTTCTGGTTCATTACAACAAGTCATCGAAGGATTGAACCTAGAATCAGGCACATATACTTTGTCGTGGACAGGCACAGCACAAGGTAAGATTGGTGCTGGTAGCTATGGTGCAAGTGGCATTACAGGCTCAATTACTGGCGGCACAAACACTACGATTGAGTTTAATACTGGCACTTTATCTTTGCCACAACTCGAAGTAGGCTCTACAGCTACTAGCTTTGATTACAGACCTTATGGAACTGAATTGGCTTTGTGTCAGAGGTATTATTTAACTAACTCGTCAACTATATTTATGTATGGATATGGCAATTTGCCAGCATCTAACACTTCAGCGGTGGTGTATTACCCTGTTTCTATGAGGGCTACACCAACAGTTACTTTAGGAACAATTACTTTTGCTTCGGGAGTTGCAACATCTCATGTCGGAGTTTTAAGTTTTCTTACTGACGGGGTAACAACATCGGCAGCTGCTGGCAGATTTGCAGGTTATACAGTTTCTGCTGAATTGTAAGGACAAAATATGTATAAGCAAAATAAAGATAACGAAGGTCAAATTCGTGATAACCAAATTCAGCGTATTGCTGATGGTGCATTTATCCCATTCGACCCAGCCAACACCGACTACGCAAACTTCAAGAAAGAAATCCTTGCTGACGAAGCCCAACTTCTTGATGCGGATGGGAATGTGATGACTGATGCTAAAGCGTATGTTGAGAGTTTGCCATAATGTTTATCATTGACTGGGTTTTCGATAAGATGGGTTACACCAAAAAGGTGCATTGGCTTACTTTACTCAATGATTGGCAAGGTGAAGTAAAAGCCACGCCTAAAAAGAAAGTGGTACGCAAACCTGCCGTCAAAAAGACTCCTACTGTTAGGAAGAAAAATGGCTAACGAGATTGAAAAAGAAATCGTCAAAGAAGCCATTAAAGAGTGGTTAAACGAGAAAGTAGCCCAGTTTGGTTGGTTCTCTCTACGAACATTGTTTTATGTCTTTGTAGCTGGTTTAGGCTATGCCTACCTAACAACTCATGGGTGGTCTTTGCCAAAATGAAACTATGGAACTTCACGAAGGGATTAAAACCCTAACCAGTAACCTTGATACAAGCCGTCAATCGGCTAAAGAACTGTCTAAAAGTATTGAGAATGTACAAAAAGAAGCTACCGATGTTGCAGTACAAAGAAACATAGATAGACGCAGAGAGTTACGAGAAAACGAAGTACGCAAGGAACTGTTCTTAAAACGAGTCCTAATTCAATGGGAACACGAAGAACGGATTAGGCGAGAAGAAGCACAAATTAGAGCCGACTTTCTTAAGAAATACGGCAAACGCTGGGCAGAAGTCGAAGCGTTAAAAGCTAAGTTAGAGAAGCAAGAAAAAGAGTTTCAGAAAGAATTTAACAAAGATTTAAACAAAGCTAAAGTTGCACAGTTTTGGTGTTTTGCGGTAGCTGGCGTAATAGCTTACTTTTTAGTATGGGGTTATAAATAATGTTTCCATTGACAGCAATTCTTGATATTGGCACAAAGCTCATTGACAAGCTCATCCCCGACCCCGAAGCAAAGGCTAAGGCTCAGTTAGAACTGGTAAAACTTCAACAAGAAGGCGAATTGGCTAAGATGCAAGCCGATATAGCCGAAGCCCAAGAGGTTACAAAGCGTTGGGAAGCCGATATGTCTAGTGACAGTTGGTTATCCAAAAACATCCGCCCAATGGCTCTAATCGCTATATTTGGGGCTTATTTCCTATTCGCTATGATGTCTGCCTTTGGCTACGATGCTAACCAAAACTATGTCCAGTTGCTTGGTCAATGGGGTCAAATCGTATTTTTAGCCTATTTTGGTGGTAGAACGGCTGAAAAGATTATTGAGATGAAAGCTAAAAAATGAACCGAATGGTTAGGCTATGAGCCGATTTGAGGATTGTTTAGCTCGTATATTGAAACACGAAGGTGGTTATGTAAACGACCCGCTTGATTCAGGCGGCAGAACCAATTTAGGGGTCACACAGAGGGTTTGGGAAGAATTTGTAGGGCATCCTGTTACCGAAGCCGATATGAAGGCTCTAACCCCCGAAAAAATAGCCCCAATGTACAAATTAAAGTATTGGAATCCTAGCTACTGTGAAGTCTTACCGAAAGGACTAGATTATGTGGTATTTGATTTTGCCGTTAATGCAGGGACAGGGCGAAGCGTTAAGACTTTACAACAGGCGATTGGATGCGTGGCTGATGGAGTTATCGGGCCTAAGACTATGGCAGTCATTAATGATGCAAACCCTAAAGACCTTATTGCAAAGTTTTCAGACGCTAGGGCAGACTTTTATCAAGGTATAGTTGCAAGAAAACCCGACCAAGCTCGCTTTATTAAAGGTTGGCTTAATCGGGTTGAGGAGTCTAGAAAACTAGCTCTTGAGGAAAATAATTAAAACAATAAACAGTCCTAGTATTAACAAGGCTTTTTCTGTCCAATACGCCCTGTTAAGACGGGCAGGGTCGTAAATCAAATAAGACTGAAGCTCTAGCATATCGGAATCAGTTTCAACATACTTAGGTGGCACATAATACTTACCGATTTGTACTTTGCCGTTGTTGTATGGAATGTTCATTTAATACCATGCCTTTCTTCTATTGCTCTAGCAAATTTATGCTGATTAAAAATCATTGACCCATCAGCAGGATATACATAGCATCTCATAGATATTTCGTTTATTTCCTCATCACTTAATGGCTTTAACTGTGGTGAACAAGTATGAATAGAATCGCCAGTTACTCTTTGACCGCAAGCAACGCAAGAAGTCCAAGTATCGTAAGCATTTAAAGTAATTGTGCCGTCATGATTTGTTTTCATTTAATCCCATGCCTTTCTTCAATAGCTCTACATAACTCATAATCGCTAACTTTATTAATAATTAAGTCATAAATTTCGTTTTTGCTTAATGGCTTTGGTGCAACAATTAATGGAACAGGATATTTTTTATATAGCTTTAATCGAGTGCGTTCCTCAAGCGTACAAACATAATCTCTTGATTTGCTGTAATAAGCTATTGGTTTCATAGATACCCCGCTAAACCATAACCTAGAGTTGTACAGGCTACTGCAAATAAGACAAATAAAATTGTAGCTACAAATGGGTTCATTCGTTCCTCGCTTCCATCATTGCATCTGCCATCTGATACGCTTCTTTTGAAACACTAAAATTGCCACAATCTTCCCATGACAACATGGCTTGCATAGCTTTAGCTGCAAAGTAATCACGCAAGTCCATGCCTTCAGGGTTAGGTGGCATACCCTTTTGATGAACCCAATTTACTGTTGGAAAGGCTTTCATGAGTTCACCATATCGTTGATTGCTTCTTGGATTTGTTCAAATATTGGGTTATTAGCGACCATCTCATAAATGCTAATGCCACCCACCTCTAAGTCCTCAATCTCTACATAATTACCCATGATGCCAACATCAGGCTCACTAGGCAATTCTGTGCCATACACATCAATAGGCGTATCGCCAATCGTTACAGTACCAATCATGATATTCCCCCAGTTCTGATTACATAAACAATAGCAGGTATGCCAAACGCCAACACACCTGCAACCATACCTAATAAAAAGTCTTTCATAGTTTCCCCCAAGAAAAGCCCCCGTAGGGGCGATTAATTAACTTTGATATTGCTTGGGTAATTTGGCACGAGCTTGCGTAACATCTGAAGCCTGATAATCGGCACAGATTGGAAACTCATCACCATTAGCCAAAACTGCTATCCAAGCACCGCCAACAGTAGCTTTAATACGGGCGTTGTAGCGTGACTCTTGTTTGTAAATTTCTTTAACTTGCATTTTTAAATCCCCCTTTGGTTAAACAACAACTCCATATTAAGCAAACTTAACATATAGTGCAACTAGGGACAAACCCTAATGTAGCAAAAAAGCAACAGGGCAGATTTGGTAGCTGTTAGCTGTAACGCAGAAAGCCACAAAATTCGTTACTTGCTACATCCTCTTGCGATGGCTTAACGCCCTGCGAAAAGGTGGGCTACTAGCTGTTTTGTCAGATATTGCACTACTTTCTCTGCAATTCAAGGTTTCGGTACAGCATCAGCTTTCGCCCGTAATAAGGTGGGGTGGCCCTCAAGGTGTGAAGGAGAGAGTTGTGGCAGGGGGATTGCCGCCACCCCGTAGTCATTATAGTTTGTTTTTAGCCCGATAAAAGGCAAGCAAATGAGTAAAACATTCCCACCCAATTCGCAGGTCATCTTCAGGTATCTCTATTAGTTTAGCCTTATTTTGTAGGGCATTGACATAAACAATGGCACACCTAGCTGTAGGCATATCAAAGCCCTGTCTATAAGCACTTAGTTGCATTTGGTGGTCAAAGTAATAGTCGAGCTTATCTAAGTCTTTTTCAGTCGTTTTAAAGTCGATTACGCAGTTTTTAGCCACTAGGTCGCATTTACCGCCATACCCACCTTTAGCAAAGGACTTTTCAGAAACCCATAGCTGTGGGCCAAAATGCTCGTTTATGGTGCTTTCTACGACTCGGACATAGGGCGGTAGCTCAGGAATGTAAATACCCTCGTAAAACGCTTCTATGACCCCATGTATTTGTGTGCCCCGTTCTGCCGCTTGCTTGGCGGTTTCTTTACTATCGGATACAACCCGACTTAGCCAATCTTCCTCAGACTCACCCTCTAAGCGAGGTAATGTAAGTGCAGCGAGGATGGCTTGTTGTTGTTTCCATACATCCAATGCGGGTTTTGACGCACAACCAATAATTGTGGTAACTGAGGGCAATAAGCCATGTTCTCTTGCGTCTTTGACAGTTGTGTTTCTTTCTTTGCCATTCTTGCCAACGACCCGATAGGCTGGACTGCCATTGGGTAAGTACCAATGACCACTCTCACTTTGGTGCTCTTTCACTAACATACATCCCCCTGTTAAACATTACATTAACTGTAGTATTGCGATTCTATCATCTGAGTTTCTAACCCTGTCGGCACAAGCTTGAACCACAGTCTTAATGACAGTTTCCAAGTCATCTTGGGCAAATCCGATAATGGGTACTTCTTCATCGTAGCCCCGTTCTTGAAAGGTCTTGACTGTATATTTTTGGTCAATAAAGTCTTTAATCATGTGGTTCATGGCTTACTCCTAAAGGTTAATTCCCCCAGTTAGCGACAAATGGTTACCCATTGACATCCACCCCCACCACAAACATACTGTTGCCAGCAGTTTGCTTGTTGGGCTACTGCAAAACTAACTACAAAAAAGGTTGCGAATATTGCGAGTGCTTTTTTCATAATTTCCCCTATCAAAATGGAACATCGTCATCAATGATTGCTGCGTCTTTTAACAGCTTGTTTACATCAGGCTTGCTAAAGGTATTGCGGTACTCGGCTGACTGCATGATTTGGTCTTTTAAGCCTTGTGATAGGCTGTCAAAAACCTCTTGGTCAAACTTCTGTAAATCAAACAAGACGCATGGGTTTACGCCTTGTGGAACGCCAGCTTTCTGTACGATTGCGGGTACTGGGGTGATAGCCACAGCATCAGCGTAGGTATTGCCGTTTTGAGCAGTTCTATGCTGAATAGTGACCATGCACCATTTATCCAGTAGGTTTCTAAGGTCAAAGCCACGCAACTCATCATCGGTAAATGATTTGCCACGCCAAGATTCCAAGTCTTTCCGTAAAGAAGCCTTATCGCCTAGCGACAGCGTGTAGTTGCGTGTTTGGATAAGGGGTTTGCCATCATCGGTCTTTAAATCATCCCCATGAAGCTCCCAAAAAAACTTAACCTTGCGTAGCATTTTGACTTGACCCATGTACTCAGACTTCTGCGTACCTAAGTCAATAATTCGGTATAAACGAGCTAGGTGCGACCCAACTGGGGCTACCTTAAACTCTCGCTTTTCTGTAGTTGTGCCTGTCACAATCATTGTTTCCCCCCAAAAATATTAGAAAAATCATCAGCAATAGCAGACAAAACTGGATTAACCCTACGCTTGTTAGGGAGTCCGCAATGAAACCTGATTAGGTCTATCTCTGCCAAAGTCAACATATCGCCATCTTCTGCCTTGTCTAGTGCTATGTTTAGGCGTTCTTGCTCTTGTAACTGCTCGTTATAAAGTTCTTGCATATCATCCATAATCATCTCCAAAAGTAAACAGCTTATGCTGTACTTATATATTAAGCCAAATTAAATAAATGTGCAAACTATTTGAATGTGCGTTGTTTATTTGTTAAACTTGCTTAATGCGTAAGAAAAAAGTGTTTACCGATAGCCAAATTATCGAGTTACTGGGTGGCCCTACCAAAATAGCCAAAATCTGCAAAATTAGCGTACCTGCGGTGTCTATGTGGAAAAACACAGGGATTCCAGCCGATAAGATGGTCTATTTAGGGGCTTTGCTAGAACAGGAATCTAAGGGCTTAGTAAGCCGTAAGGACTTATTTCCTGAAAGTTACCAGTTGATATGGCCTGAACTTAACAAGGAAAAACTATGACAACAACAGTCGCAACCATTAAAGTAACTGTAGATGGGCTTGTAGCTCATTTGGATATTGATGGCGAGGGTAATGCCCTTTTATTTGCAAAGTTAATAACAGCTCTTGTAAAACAGCTTGAAGAAGAAACAACAATAGAATTATCTAAAATTAGCACACGACAATAATTTGTTTTATACTGTACGGGCAGATTGATACCTGTTTAGTAGAACTCCATTAAGACCCTTTTGGGTAGCTTTGAGCGTTTTGGCAAGCCTGTGGAGTGCTTCCTAAAGCGGTATCAACTTAGAGCTACCCAAAGGGGTTTTCTCTTTCTGTCTAGCCCGCACACAGGCGTGATGATGCGGTAAAGGCTGTAAATACTTCAGAAGCGAAACGGCAAAAATGCCCCATATTTTGCGGATAAATGAGCAAAAATTATGGAACTGTCCTATTGTCTAACGACAGGGGAAACTGGGTAGTCTTGGTAATACATAGACCTGAACAAGCAAAAGAACCCATCATTTATTTACGACTGATGTCCGAAACATCCGAAGTCGCATAATTCATCCTATCTACGGATAGGAGTATTACGCCCTTAATCCTCACAAACCGATTCGCATACGAAAAGTTATACATAAGTTATATCTACCGACTTTATGTAACATATATAACCCATAAGGTATAAGTTTTGTACAAATTATAACTCATAGGGTTTATCCCTATATAATTAATTATTAAGTAAACTTAACCTACAGTCTTTACGGGGGATTTATGACCACATTTACTACAGAGGACAGACTTAATGCGTATAGTCATTACAAAATTTATGACGAAAACGGAGAATTAATGCGTACAGTAAAGACTAAACATGAAGCTGTACACCTTACTCAAACTTATACCGATTGGTCATACCAGTTTGTAAAAGCCCAAAAACCTGATTTACCTGACGCACCTTTCTAATGAGTGCTTGGTTAATTATTGTTACAGGTGTGATTTACGGATTCATAGCTGTCGAGCAAGCTGTTAAGGGTAATGTGCCGATGGCAGTCGTATATAGCGGATACGCATTTAGTAATATTGGACTTTATATACTTGCAACAAAATAGGGGGATGTGTGGAGTTTGAGAAATTTTGGATGTATTGGCCCAAAAAAGTGGCTAAAAAGAAAGCTGAACACGCTTGGTCTAAGCTCACGCAACTTGAAAAGCGTGAAGCATTAGAAGCCTTGCCTAAACACCTAAGATACTGGCAGATTAAACAAACTGAAATAGACTATATCCCGTACCCTGCGTCTTGGATTAACGCAGCCCGTTGGGAAGATATTTTGGATATGACCCCACCTAAACCTAAGATTGATAGGTCATGGATGTTTAGCCAACAAGGTATTGAGAACAAGGCTAGAGAACTAGGAATACTGGGTAACGGGTATGACAGCTACGAAACATTAAAGAAGAAATGTATGATGCGTATGGGTATGGAGATTGAATAAATACCAATGCGGTGTCAGACAACTATGCAAATGGCGACATCAATGGGGGTTAGCAAAGTTTAGGGAATATCTATCAACTTACAAACTTGATAGTAATTTGCTAAATGATTTTGCAGACCAATGGAAAAAAGGTAATAAAGGGGGATGGGGAACATGGTTATAAAAACAATTCAAATAGAAACAGACTCAATAACGGATGAGCTTAGTCAGTCATTTGATTACAAGTTTGATGGCAACTCTCAATTTGAAGTACCTAAAATACCGAATCTACCAACAGAATTTGGAATTGGTTTAATTGTTGGCCCAAGCGGTAGCGGTAAATCATCTTTGTTAGAACAGTTTGGTAAAGAAAAAACAATAAATTGGAATCAAAACAAAGCCATTTGTTCACATTTTGAATCAAGCGATAAAGCCCAAGAGAAGTTAAGTGCAGTTGGTTTTAATACAGTCCCATCTTGGATGCGACCTTACCATGTGCTATCTACTGGTGAAAAGTTTAGAGCAGACTTGGCTATGCGACTTGAAAACAACGCTGTTATTGATGAATTTACATCGGTGGTAGATAGAAATGTGGCTAAATCATGCTCTTATGCTTTGCGTAGGTATGTTGATAAAAGCAATCTACAAAACATTATTTTGGCTACTTGCCATTACGATATTATTGAATGGCTACAACCTGATTGGGTATATGACACAGCTACAAGCCGACTTACTGTCGGAAGGGGGTCAGTTAGGCGACCAACGATTGAATTGGAAATGTTACCTTGTACAACCCAAGCGTGGTCAATGTTTAGCAAACATCACTATCTCACAGCAAACATCCATAAGGCTTCACAATGCTGGCTCGCTGTTTGGGATGGAGTTGTAGTGGGGTTTTGTGCAACCATACCATTTCCTAGCGGGTCATTTAAAAATGCTTGGAGAGGGCATAGAACAGTTGTTTTACCTGATTTTCAAGGTTTGGGATTAGGGGTAAGAATATCAGACGCTATTGGTGAAATATACCTAGCTCATGGTAGAAGATATTTTTCTAAAACAGCAAGTATTAGGTTAGGTGAATATAGGAATAATTCTGACAAATGGCGACCATGCACTACAAATATGTCAACACGACAAGGTTATTTGCGGTCAAACAAAAAAAGAATGGGTGCACCTAAAAACTTAAAAGATTATGCAAATAGATTTTGTTATTCACATGAATATATAGGCAAAAAATGAAAGATTATGACCCACACGAAGCTATAGACTTTATATTTAAAACCGCACCGCAATACGCTAAGGCCTGTGGTGAACTTGCTCAACTAGAAGCCTTTAGGCACAGTCTTAAAGCCATCAAAATGGCACAAACTGACGAACAAAGTCTAGGCGGTCAAGAACGAGAAGCCTACCGAAGTCAAGACTATCAAGACTTATGCAAAGCCATAGGGGTAGCAACTGAACAAAAAGAAGCCCTTAGATGGCAATTAGAAGCCGCCAAGATGCGATTTGAAGCATGGCGTACCCAACAAGCAAATGACAGAAACTTAGAAAGGTTGACCCGATGAGAGAATTTGCCGAAGTATTCCTAGACCTAACCCGTACCATTAAACGGGTGCATGAACTTAAACTTAAAAATGACCATACCGAAGCCTATTTGTTAAGTTGCGACATAACAGATTACGCCCAAGAACTAGAAGATGTAATGCAAAAAGATGCAAACATTCAATAAGATAATGCGTAACGCTTTTGCAAGCCATATAGACTATGGTGCGTTTTTAGGGCTATTGCCTACAAACCCACACTTTTGCCCCAGTAATATTGATGGTATAGCCGAGCGTAATGGCAAGTTTTTGGTCATGGAATGGAAACGCCCCAATGAAAAGGTTAGCGAGGGCCAACGCAGATTACTGCAAGCCTTTGCTAAAACGCCTAACTTTACTGTAGTTATTGTGCAAGGCAACACAGATGACGGCTTAGTAATTCAAGACTATTGGCAAGTCCAACCCTACGGGTCATGCGTTAAACTCGGCACAGGGGTGGATGAATTTAAAGCCTTTTATACGATGTGGTACGAATACGCCAATGAATAAAAAAGAAAGAAAACTAAATGACGATATTGCAAAACTTGGTTGCGTCTTATGCTACCACTTGGGCTTCAATGACACCCCCGCAGAGCTTCACCATGTCAGACGATTCGGGGGCAAGCGTTCCCTCGCAGAAATATTGCCTTTATGTCCCGAACATCATCGAGGTGCTACAGGTGTGCATGGACTCGGAGCAAAAGGATTTGAGCGATACCACGAAGTTGAATTCGATACCTTACTAGGTATAGTTAAAGCTCTAATGGGTCAAAGCCAAGCTCGGTAGCTACCGCTTTAGCCCGATTCCTAAAAGTCTTATCGTGCTTAGTCCATGCTTGGGTGGCAGTATTCCACCGACTAGCATGAATCATCTCATGGGCCATAGTCCTAATTACTGTGTCTAAATGCCCACACCTAGCGTCAGATATAGTAATCGTATGGGCGTGGGATTCCCCATCGTCATACAGGTATGTGCCCATAGCATCAAAGTCACTATCCACAATAAACTTACATTCTTCAGGTAGGGGCAAATCCCAAGACGCAAACGGCTCGCAGCAATACAGCATTGCATAGATGTTTTCGATAATCTTGGGTGTCAGCTTCATACTTCTAGGATTTCTCCCCTAAACTCTACCTCGTTTTCCCCACATACCTGAATCATCTCAGGCATTAGCAAGCGACCACGCTCCCACGAAGCCATTACAAACCCCTGTCGCCAATCCTTTGCATTGTCCTCTGTGTAGCTAAAGCTATCTGCGTTAACATCGGCTAAAGTGCCTGTTTGTACACCCCAGTAAGTCTTTTGGTCAAAGGTGGATATAGGACTGAGAGTCAAAACATGGGTATGCCCAGTAAAGATATTACTAAAACTGGCTTGGACATTGTTATAACCTGCGTACCGACCACCTTTATGCCTGTGTTTAATTACAGTATCTTCATTGACCCAAAACGACCAACAGGTTTCCCAATGGGGAAAATGGTACTTTAGGTTAAAGCCATCCACCCCCGAAAACTCAGGGGCACGAGCCACCAAAGCTGACTCATAACGCATATCGTGATTACCTAAAGTCCAAATCAGCCGACAGCCCGCAGGTCTAACCTTTTCAATAGCGTCTAAATGCGTTTTACAGTAGTTCAGTTCGTCTAAAACGCTAGGTTGGCGGTCATAGTTAATTTTTGGAAAACGACTCAATACAGCCCCATCAAACGCATCTCCGTTACAAATAATGGCTTTGGGCTTGAAATGCTCTATAAACTTAATTAAGGCTTTAAACCCCGTGGTGGTGCAATCAGTAAAGTGGGCATCGGAAAAAATAATGACTCTACCCTTTTCTAGCTCCATACCCCGTCTAACGCTATGGGTAGTGGCATCTAATCGTTCTTGTAACAATTCTTGGCGTTTTGCCTTTTCAGCCCTAGCTCTTTCAATATATTCTTTGCTTTTTTCTTGTTTATAACTAAGGTCGGTTACTAGCGTTATATTCTGCCTTATCTCAACTGACCGCCTACGATTCATAATTGCCCGAACACCAATGCCTAAGTGTTCTGCCAATGCCGTAGGACTAGGATATTGTTGCCATTTCTCTATAAATGTGTCATCACTAATGTAATCACCATACTGATTTTTAGCCATATACGACCCTAATCGTGATAAAGTTAGCATATATTAACTGATTATTGTTAAAAAACAATGGCATACGCTAGAAGAACTGATGCTAACCAAGCAGAAATAGTAAAAACCCTAAGAGAAGCTGGTGCTGATGTGTACGACTTATCAAAAGTCGGCAAAGGTATTCCTGACTTGCTCGTCACTTTCAATGGCGAAACTATCTTGATGGAAGTAAAACGGGATGCCAAAGCCAAATACACCGCAGACCAACTTAAGTTCATAGCCAAGTGGAAAGGTGGCCCACTTAGTCGAGTAGATAGCCCCGAATCCGCATTAAGAGTAATTGGATTAATTGCTAAGAAAGACTATAATTAGTAAAAACAAGGAGTTTGCATGGAAAATTGTGCTTTATTTGTAGCTACATTACTACATTCTGCGACTAACACGCATTTTTTTCATTGGAGTACAGACTCTTATTCCAAGCACATCGCTTTGGGCGAATATTACGATGGTATTGTAGAACTGACTGACAGCTTTGCAGAAGCCTATATGGGCAAATACGGCAAATTCACCACATTCCCAAGCGTGTACCACCAACCTAAAGAACCAGTTAAATACCTAGAATCCCTACAAAACTTTGTAGCCGATGCTCGCCAAGATTTACCGCAAGATTCTGAACTACAGAACTTGATTGACGAAATTGCCGACCTAATCAACACTACGACTTATAAACTTAAGTTCTTGAAATAAAAGGATATTTTATGCCATTAATGAAATCAGGCAGCAAAGAAGCAGTCGGCAAGAATATCAAAAAAGAGATGGAAGCTGGCAAGCCTAAAAAACAAGCCGTAGCGATTGCATTGTCAGTACAACGGGAAAACGCCAAAGGTAGCCGTAAGTCTAAGCTAGAAGATGCTTATGCTCGGTACATAGAAGAAAAATCTTGAAAATTCTTGAAATATGAGCCGACAAGACCAAATTCGTGATGCAATGGATAAGCACGATAAGCCAATTCCTAAGACCACTACTGGTAAAGGTAAGAACTATTTGCCTACCGAACAGGGTGCTGGGATGACCGCCAAAGGTCGTGAAGCATACAACCGCAAGAACAACGCTAACCTAAAAGCCCCCGCCCCAAATCCAAAGACTGAAGCTGATAAAGGGCGTAAGGCTAGTTTCTGTGCAAGGATGGGTGGCGTAGTCGCTAAGAGCAAGAACGCTGAACGAGCAAAAGCAAGCATGAGGAGATGGAACTGTGGCTAAAGAAGGTTTGTACCATAATATTCACCAAAAAAGGGCTAGAATCAAGGCTGGTTCAGGCGAAAAGATGAACAAGGTTGGTAGCAAAGACGCTCCTACTAAGCAAGACTTTATTGAGTCGGCTAAGACCGCAAAACCGCTTAAAAAGACTAGAAAACAAATGCTGACCGATAAGATGAAGGATATGTAATGTTTAAAAAAGAAAAGATTAAACCTGAAAACTCTTTGTTGCAACCGCACAAAGAAACAACCTTAGAAAAGAACCAAAAGAACAGAGAAAAGCGTAAGGCTATGATAGCCAAGCAATTTAATAAGTTCCAAAAGGACATGGCTTAAAAAGTAGTATAGAATAACCCTAACTTAATCAATCACTTGGATAAGTATGGAAAATAAACAATTAAGAAATATTAAGGGTGCTGGCAGACCTGCTGGTAGTCCTAACAAATCCACCGCATTGGCTAGAGAAGCCATAGCACGCTTTGTTGATGGCAACAGTCATAAACTACAAGAGTGGCTAGAAGCGATTGCTGATGACCCGAAATACGGGCCTAAACACGCATTTGATTGCTTTATGCAAGTTGCTGAATACCATGTACCTAAACTGGCTAGAACAGAACACACAGGTAGCGAAGAAAAACCCATTCGATATGTGGTTTCATGGAAGAAGTAGCTGACTTTACTGATGTCAACATAGAACTGTATAAGCCTAGAGATGTATTCCTAGACTTCCATGACCGCCAACAACGATGGGCTGTGATTATTGCCCACCGAAGGGCAGGCAAGACAGTAAGCTGTATTAATGATGCCTTGTGGAGAGCAATAACTGAAGGCAAGGAGAACGCTAGATATGCCTATATTGCCCCATATTACGCACAGGCTAAATCTATTGCTTTTGATTACCTTATGCAATTTAGTGAGTCTGCAAGGGTTAGGCACAATATCTCTGAACTGTGGGTCGAGTTGTTTAACGGGGCTAGAATTCGTCTGTTTGGTGCAGATAATCCTGACGCACTTAGGGGTATGTACCTTGATGGGGTTGTACTAGACGAATACGCAGATATGAAGCCTAAGATATGGGGTGAGGTTATTCGACCCCTATTGGCTGATAGACGGGGCTGGGCTACCTTTATTGGCACGCCAAAGGGTCACAATACCTTTTATGACATATACCAGTACGCCACGCTTAATCCTGACGAATGGTACTGCAAGGTCTTACGAGCAAGCCAAACCAACCTGATAGAACAGACTGAGCTAGACGATGCCCTAAAGTCTATGTCTATCGACCAGTATCAACAAGAGTTTGAATGTAGCTTTGAAGCTGCCATACTTGGTGCTATATACGGCACAGAGATGCGATTATTAACTGACGCAGGGCGTATTACCAAAGTTGAGTGCGATACCCTATTCCCTGTCCATACAGCGTGGGACTTAGGCTATAACGATGCTACGGCTATATGGTGGTTTCAGGTCGTACATGGAGAGATACGGGTATTGGATTACCACGAAGCACATGGGCAACCGATTGTCTATTACGCCAACCAAATTAAAGAACGACCATACGAATATGGCACACATTGGCTACCTCACGATGCACGAGCTAAAACTTTGGCAAGCGGTGGAAAGAGCATAATCGAACAATTAATTGATAAATTACCCCAAAAAAGTGGTAATTTGTTTAAAATAGTACCTAATCTTGGACTTCAAGATGGAATACAAGCTACACGAATGGCATTAGCTAGGACTTGGTTTGATGCCATGAAGTGTCAAGAAGGCATTGAATGTTTACGACAGTACCAAAGGGAATACGATGAAGATAAGAAAGTATTTCGAGATAAGCCTAGACATGATTGGACAAGTCATGGAGCGGATGCTTTTAGGATGCTTTCTGTGGCTTGGCAAGACGAAGCAGAAATTGCAAAACAAAACGCACCGATTCGTGGCATTACTGTTGGACAGAATGAAGTGACATTAGAAGAAATGTGGAAATCAACGCCACGCATTACTAATCAAAGGTACTAACCATGCAAGATACGCTTAACAAGACTTACGAAGATTGGTACAACACAATCGCCCAATACGACAAGTCATTTAGGGAATGGGAAGCTAGAGTCCCCCGAATCATTAAGCGTTATCGTGATGACAGCCGTACCCGTAATAACCCCAATGCTCGCTTTAATATTCTTTGGTCAAATGTTCAGGTTATCAAGCCTGCCATCTTTGCTAGACTCCCTCGCCCCGATGTAAGTAGGCGGTTTAGAGATAACGACCCTATTGGTCGAGTCGCTTCTATGATGCTAGAACGGGCTTTGGAGTACGAAGTTGAGCATTACCATGACTACAAATCCGCTATGGATAACGCAGTTCTTGACCGCTTATTAGGTGGTAGAGGAACGGCATGGGTACGCTATGAGCCACACATTGTTGCAGAGCAAAATAACATCAACGAAGGTATTGCAGGTCAAATGCCCGAAGATGGGCTACAAATTACAGAGGATGCCGATGAAGCAGAAACGGAAAACGCTGAACTGGTGGAGTCGCAAGAACGCATTGAATATGAGTGTGCCCCTGTTGATTATGTCCATTGGCGTGATTTTGGCCATACTGTTGGCAGGACTTGGGAAGAAGTAACAGCCGTATGGCGTAAAGTCTATATGAGCCGACAAGCTCTGATTGACCGCTTTGGCGAAGAAGTTGGTGGGAAAATCCCCCTTGATACCAAGCCTGATAGCGATAAATGGGCTACTAAACAGATGACTGCCGAGCATTTCCAAGCCTGTATCTATGAGATTTGGGATAAAGAACAAGGCAAAGTCTTTTGGATTAGCAAGTCGATGGGTGAAATCCTCGATGAAAAAGATGACCCACTACAGTTAGAGGGATTCTTCCCATGCCCTAAACCAATGTACGCTACATTGACTACAGACAGCTTAGAGCCGATTCCTGACTTTGTTCTATACCAAGACCAAGCCAAGCAGTTAGACACGCTTGCAGACCGCATAGATGGCTTTATTAACGCCTTAAAGGTACGGGGTGTCTATGACGCTTCTGAGCCTAGCCTTGCCCGATTATTCTCTGAGGGCGAGAACAATACCCTGATTCCAGTTAAGAATTGGGCTGCCTTTGCTGAAAAACAAGGCATGAAAGGGGCTATTGATTTAGTCGATATAACCCCAATCGCCCAAGCCCTGACCATGTGCTATCAAGCAATGGAACAAGTTAAGGGTCAGATTTACGAGATTATGGGTATTGCCGACATTCAGCGTGGGCAGACCGACCCCAATGAAACACTAGGGGCACAGATAATTAAGTCTAATAATGCAGCAGGCAGACTTAAGACCATGCAACACGCAGTCGTGGACTTTGCTACAGAACTCTTAAGTATTAAGGCTCAGATTATCTGCAAGCATTTCACAGATGACACCATCGTGAAAATTAGTGGTGCAATGCAACTAAGCCCACAAGACCAACAGTTAGTACCGCAAGCCTTACAGCTTCTAAAAGACGAACCCGCTAAGAACTTCCGTATTGAAGTCACTAGCGATTCAATGATTTACCAAGACGAGCAACAAGAAAAAGCCGACAGGATTGAGTTCTTAGGTGCTTTAAGCCAGTTTATGAACCAAGCTCTGCCAGTTGCTACCCAAGCCCCTGAACTAACCCCATTACTGATGGAGATGTTAAAGTTTGGAGTTACTGCATTTAAGGCTGGTAAAGGCATGGAAGGGCTGATTGATGAAACTGCCGATGATTTTAGAAACAAAGCTAAAGCGATGGAAGGCCAACCAAAACCCCCACCTGTTGAGGTGCAGAAGATACAGGCTCAGACTCAGGCTAAGATGCAAGAAATGCAGATGTCAGTCCAACTTGAACAGCAAAAGATGGCTGCTCAGATTGAATTTGAAAAGGCTAAACAGGAATATCAAGCTCAAGAAAACCAACTTAAGTTCCAACTTGAAGAACAGCGTAATGCTCAAGACCGAGAGATGGAAATGAAGTTAGCTCAGATGAAGATGATGACTGAGCGTAATACCCAACTCCTCTTGGCTTACATTAACAACGGGGCTAAGATTGAAACGGCTCGTATCTCCGCAGGCGTTGATTCAGGCGAGGGAATCGCTGAAGAATACACAATGGATGAAGATATGCTACGGGCACAAGAACACCCCCTAGCCCCCATAGCCAACGCTATTGCTCAAGGTAATCAAGAAATGACGGCTACTTTATCGACCTTAATTGACCGCCTAAATCAACCAAAACAAGTGCTACGGGATGAGAATGGAAAGATTGTAGGGGTAACAAATGCCTAGTAATCTAAAGTATTCCAATGGCACACGAAACGCCCAACAACAAGGATTAATCACCTATGCTGGAAGCGGATGTCTTATTAACATTTATTCAGGTACTCAACCTGCCAACGCCAATACCGCCATTAGCACTCAAACTTTGCTCGTTAGCTTGCCTGTTAGTGGGGCTTTTGGTACTGATTCAAATGGCACTATTACGCTATCTGCCGTTACCTCTGCGAGTGCGGTGGCTACAGGCACAGCGAGCTTTTTCAGAATCTTTAAGAGCAATGGTACGACAGTTGTAATGGATGGCTCGGTAGGCACAAGCTCTGCCGATATGATTCTAAATACCACCGCCATAGCCAATACTCAGACTGTCACCATTAGTTCAGGAACAATTATTAGGGCTAACCAATAATGGCAATATTAGTCAAACACAATAAAGTCAGTACAGTACCTGATGATGCCGATACAAGTCTAGTTCGCCCATCCGATTGGAACGCTGACCACACGCTTACTGGGTTTGGCACAGCCGCCGAAAAAGATGCTGGCGTTGCTAACGGAGTCGCTACCCTAGATTCAGGCGGTAAAGTACCACAATCTCAAATCCCGTTAATGGGAGATTTGAACTATCAAGGCACATGGAACGCTAGTACCAACACCCCAACCCTAACCTCAAGCGTAGGAACTAAGGGTTATTACTATGTTGTAGATGTAGCTGGTTCTACAAACCTTAACGGCATTACTGATTGGCAAGTGGGCGATTGGGCAATATTTAATGGCTCTGTATGGCAAAAGGTCGATAACACAGACGCAGTTACAAGCGTAAACGGACAGGTCGGTACAGTCGTATTAACGCAAAGCGATATTAGTGGCACAGTCCCAACAACACGCACAATTACCGCAGGCACAGGGCTTACAGGTGGTGGTGACTTATCGGCTAACAGAACTTTAGCCATTGACAGCACAGTAGCGACTTTAACAGGTACGCAAACCCTAACAAACAAGACCATTAGCGGTGCAAACAATACCCTAACCAACATTGGTAACTCAAGCCTAACAAACTCGGCTATTACCATTAATGGCACAAGCACAAGTCTTGGTGGTTCAATTAATGTGGGTACAGTCACAAGCGTAGGGCTTACTAGTTCTGCATCATCTTTAGCCATTACCAATACCCCAATTACCTCTAGCGGTAACATTGGAATTAATTATGCTGGTATAGCAAGTCAATATGTGCGTGGCGATGGCTCACTAGCCAATTTCCCAACTTCACAAGGTGGCGGTTCTTCCGTATCGTATTACCTAAATGGTAGCGTCAATCAAGGCACATTTGGGGGCAATACTTACTATCAAATGAGCAAAACCCCTGTATTTGGCACAGGCACAAACTTTAATATTAATGCAAATGGCTATATTGCTCAGTTTATTACCGATGCAAACGACCCATCATTACTTGCTATTCCTGCTGGTAATTGGAACTTTGAGATGTATTTCAGCACCTCATCGGCAGGTGGAACTCCTAATTTCTACCTAGAACTATACAAATACAACGGCACAACTTTTACCTTAATTGCTAGTAGTTCTACCAACCCTGAAAGCATTACAGGTGGAGTTTCAACCGATTTATACATAACATCGTTAGGTGTTCCAGCTACTACATTAGCTGTAACTGACCGACTAGCTGTCAGAGTTTATGTAAACCATAGCGGTAGAACGATTACTTTGCACACCGAAGATAACAATTTGTGCCAAGTTATTACAACCTTTTCTACTGGATTAAACGCTTTGAACGGCTTAACCGCCCAAGTTCAGTATTTTGCGACAGGCACATCGGGTTCAGACTTTAATATCTCAAGTGCCACAGATACCCATACATTCAATATTCCATCGGCATCAGGCTCAAATCGTGGGCTTTTGACATCGGCTGATTGGACTACATTTAACAGCAAAGTAACTAGCGTATCAGGCACAGCACCCGTAGTTTCAAGCGGTGGTACAACCCCTGCTATAAGCATGGCTAAAGCCACCACTAGCGTAGATGGATACCTGTCTGCCACAGACTTTACGACCTTTAATAACAAAGGCAATGGCACAGTCACAAGCGTTGCCGCATTAACTTTAGGCACGACAGGCACAGACCTAAGTTCTACTGTAGCTAACGGCACGACAACCCCCGTCATTACCCTAAATGTACCAACGGCATCAGCGACTAATCGGGGTGCGTTAAGTTCTGCGGATTGGACAACCTTTAACAGTAAAGCCGCCCCGTTTACCTACACATCAACTTACATTCCTTTTGGTCAAGGCACTACAACGCCAAACCAATCGGCAAACCTAACCTTTGATGGCACTACGCAGTCTGCACCAGTTCAGAGGGCTAGTAACGGGATTGTGACCAACAATAAGACTATCGGCACTAGCTTTACCATTCCATCTACGGATAACGCTATGTCATCAGGGCCAGTAACCCTATCAAGTGGCGTAACAGTCACAGTTTCTAGTGGGTCACGCTGGGTAGTCTTGTGATTGGTGCATTTCAACCCAAAGGCTTTCAAGGGAACGCCTTTCAGGTAGCCCCTGTTGAGGGTTATATCTATGTAACCGATGGTGACGATACAGCTACCCTAAATGGGTTGGTTTCTACCCCAGTTGGGTATATTGACACCATTGATGAAGATGATTCTTGCAATATTCAGGGTACTGTTGCGGGTGAACAGCCCACAATGGATATGCACGATGGCTTTACGGCAGAAGAAATCCGCAGAGCTAAGAGGATTGATGCCAAGATACGGGCTAGACAATTAGCCATTTACAAAGCCCAACAAGAAGCTAAACAACGCAGAAAACAACAACTGCGTGATGCAATCGACCCACCAAAAGTTGTTGCAAAAGCGAAACAAAATAAACTACAATCTATTCAAGAGGTTAAGGCTGGTACACCGCCAGTTGATACTACAGAACTAGAGCAGTCTATTGCCTACCTTGAGAACCAAAAAACCAACCTGTTAAAAGCGGTTGCTTATAGGCAAGAGGTAGCAAGGTTACAGACCGAACTCGCCATCCTAGAAGCTAAACGCCTAGCAGAACTAGATGACGAGGAAAGCATATTACTACTGACATAAAAGCCTTATACAGGTTAGCCTACGACCATTTACACGCAGGGCGTTACGAAGCAGGGTTTAGGCACTTTGAATACCGATGGCATAAAGACATTATGGGTGAACAGTCAGTACCCTATACGCCTGCCCTTTCTATCCCTGTATGGCGTGGGGAATCATTACTAGGCAAATCCATTGTGGTGCAGATGGAACAAGGTTTTGGCGATGTATTGCAGTTCTATCGCTTTTTACCTGCCCTAAAGGTCATGGGGGCTAAACGACTTATAGTCCTACAAGAATCATCATTGCACTACCTTATTGGGCAAATGGAATGTATTGATGTCATTACCAACTCTACCGATGAGGGTGAAGCCACCGAAGCCGATTATTGGATTGGCTCAATGTCTTTGCCCCATTACATCTCATGCAGCCAACCTTATGTTAAAAACTTATTCCCAATTACTACTAAAAAGATTGTTGGTTCAGAAGGCTATTTGGAAGCTACGCCTAGCAATATTCCTGCAAAGATTGGGGTGAACTGGGAAGCATCAGGTAAAAGCCTGTATTACATTAAATCGATTGACAGTCGTGAAATGCTTAAATTAGTGGGCGATAACTGCTATTCCCTAAATCCTAAGAGTGAAGGGCCATTCCACCCCCTACCTAACGATGGTTGGAAGAAAAACTGGATGCAAACCGCCCAACACATGAAAGCCTGTAAGGGCATCGTGACAGTCGATACAGGTACAGCACATCTAGCTGGGGCATTAGGAATTAAGACGATTGTGCTATTGCCTAAAGAAGAATTTGTATGTTGGCGTTGGAAAAATGGGCGTTGGTACGATTCGGTAGTGGCTTTAAGACCGCATGAATACGACAAAGTCCCTGAGTTAATAAGGAGAATGTAATGATTTGCCCTAAGTGTGGTTACTCAGAAAGCAATCATGTAGTTACCAAATCAGATAAAGAGAAATACCTAGACTTTTGGGGGTTTCAGATGGGTACTCCTGAAGCTGAGGAAGCATGGAAACAAAAGCAAGAAATGACCGCCAAAGAAGCCCCAATGGTCATGTCGGATATTGAAGGCTATGTATCTCAGGTTGATGGTTCTTGGATTAGTAGCCGTAGCCACCACAGAAGCCACCTAAAACAGCACAGAATGATTGAATTAGGCAACGATGTACCCAAGCAACATAAGCCTGTTGATATTGACCGCAAGACCCAAGAAGCCCGTAAACGCAAGATTGCCGAGCTTGCTTACGCTAAATTAAACTATCGTTAAGGAGCAATCATGGCAGACCGCAGAGAGATGTTGGAATCCGCACTAGAAGAAATCTTAGAACCACAAAATGAGGGTAAACCCCAAGAGGTAGAACATGAGGAAGTGCAAGAGGAAGTACCTCAAGACGAACCTGCTCGGAATGAGAAGGGACAGTTTGTCGCTAAAGATGAAGCGGTGGCAGAGGAAACGAGCATTGAGGTTGCTTCAGAAGATGCGGATGAACCCGAACAGCCCGAAGAACAACTTGAGATTAGCGATATACCAAAGCCTACAACTTGGAAGAAAGACCTTTTACCTCTTTGGGATAAGATAGCCAAAGGCGAAACATTAACAAAAGAAGAAAGCAAAAAACATCTTGAATACCTTAACCAAAGAGAGAACGAGTTTAAAAAGGGCGTTAGCGTATATAAAGCGGAAGCGGAACGAGCAAAGGCTCTTGAGGAAGCAATTACCCCGTTTGTCCCCGAACTCCAAGCACAAGGAATCCACCCTGCCGCATGGATAAACAATTTGGGTCGTGCCCACATGGTATTGACCAAAGCACCCTATGAACAAAAAGTACAGATGTTTCATAGACTTGCACAAGATTATGGAGTAAACTTAAATCAAAGTAACGAACC